AAATCAATGGATGAAAGGAACATTGATATAGTGGCTTCTGCTACTGAACTTCGTAAGGACTATGAGTTGCTATACCGGCAATTAAGAGATTTAGTTTATCCTAAGAAGAAAAAAGGTGATGAGAAGTGACTGACCAAAATGTTGAACTACTTGCCATTCTTAAGGCATTAACAGAAAAAATTGAAAACTTAGAAAAGACTGTTTATCACCAAGATAACTTATTGATGAAGTCTGGCTTAGTTGTTGCTCAAAGCCCAAGTCCGAAAATGAATAATGGCGGTGGTTCCTCTTCTCCTATTGGTGATGTTGGAAACATGGAATGGTCTGATATTCACAAAATGGTTGAAAAGGTAGGTGGACAATAATGACATGGGACTATTATGAATTAAATAAAGCCTTCGGTAAAGGAAAGTGTGAAGTTAAAAAATGCGATGCACATACTTGCCGAAGCAATACAAAGCAAGATATTAGAGGACAAAATGCAAAACAAGGATATTGTCGATTAGATGTTATTACCATTGATTCTAAAGGAAGGTGTGAGCAGTTTAAAACTAGCGGAAACAGTTCCAAAGGAAAATACTCAAGCGACAAAAAAGGCTTTAATGCTTTAATGCGTGATTTAGGAAATGCTCCGAAAGATATAAGACAGCAACGAAGCAGAAATCTAAAAGAACAAAGAATGAATAGGTGATATTATGCCAGAAAGAGTAACAAGAGAAGAAAAAATAGTTGAATTAACAATACTTAAAGCAAGAGAAGTAAAAGCACTTCGTGATGGATTAACAAAGGATGAAATGCCAACCGTTGAAAAAGTTAAGCGACCAAAGGCAAAGGTTTCTAAGCATGGCATTAAGCAGAATCAAATTCATGCTAATGCTGGTGGAGAGTCCTTTACAAGTGGTAAAATTAAGAAAGGTTTTAATAAAGCAAAAATGATTACATCTGTTCGTTCAGCAAGAGCATTTGTCCTTCAAGGTGATAGAACCATCGAAAAAGCACTGGCTAAAGGCGTTTTAGATGAAGCAGAAACAAAAGCAATTAAACTTCTCAAGAAACAAGTAGAAGCAGTTTATAAAGTATTAACTGAACAAATGACTATGTTATCCAAGACTAAGGGTGGATTCGGTGATTTTAAGAAAGACGATAGAGATGTAGAATTTACAGACCAACAGCAAAAAATGGCAACCAGTACATTTAAGGCTTTAAGAGAAGCCATGACTTCAGTTAATTCCAAACTACTTACTGCTAATACTAGACAAATATCAAAATTAGAAAGAGATTTAGAAGAAATAGTTAGAGATTTAAAAGAACTTACGATGTATTTTGGAAGAAGTTCATAGGTGAAATAAATGGCTTATCTTCTTGAAAAAGATAAGTCCACATCGGATGAAATTGTTCGCTTATTTGAAAAAGTAAGAGTGGCTTATCTATCGGCTCGCACTGACCCAAAGGAATACGGGTCTAAGTGGAGAAAAGCAGTAGATGGCATTACAGAAGCGTATGAAAACACCAATGAACTTTCTAATGAACTTAAGAATTTTATTGAGATTTCTGATTTAGAAGCAGATGATGTCAAAGACCCTCAATCACAAAATGCCGAGAAAATTTTCAATGGTATTAAGAAACTTCGCTATTCTTCCGAATCAGTAGCAGACCCGTTTGCTAAAAAGTTCAAAGGCGAAGTGCTTGAAGCATTACTTTCTTCAACAGGCAACATGGTTAAATTTGTTCACTATGCTATTAGGGATGACAATAAAGCCCTATCTTCGAACATTTACGCTGTTAAAGACATAACACCTGATGATATTACGGACGGTCTTCAAGGGCTTGACTTAGAAGTGGACGACATAGACCTCTATATTATCGAGCATTATGGTGATGGAAAAGACTCAAAGAAAGTCGAATCTAAGGTAAAGGCTGCTATGGGAATATTAGAACTTATCTTCCTCTCCAAGAACAGTGAAGATGATTGGGAAGTTCTTGAAGAAATAGAAGGATTACCAGTTGCAAAAGCAGAAAAGAAATCAAAGGAAGAAAAGTCAGAATCCGATTTCATAGTGCCTAATAAACCAATGTACCGTATTTTTGAAATAGAGGACATGAATGAACTTAAAGGATTTACTGGGGAATATTATGTTCAAGAAAAATACGATGGACTTCGTATTCAAATGCAAAAAATAGATAAGAAAATTACAGTCTATACTTTCGATGGTAAAGAAATTACCTCTAAGTGCAAAGAACAGGTCGAAGAACTCAAAAAGAAACACTTTGGAGATTGTATATTAGATGGTTCTCTAATGTTATTCAAAGGGGAAGAACACCAAAATAGGGCTGAAACAATAGCCCATGTATTTGATAATAAAAATGAAGATGGTATTTTAAAAATGCACATCTTTGATTTATTAAGACATAATGAAAAGTCATTATTAGAAGAACCTTTAGAACAAAGGATGACATTGATTTTCAATAATTACTCTATCCATTCAAGTGAGATGCTAGCATTCCCATCAAAGAAAGATACTCGTTTAGCAGATTCGATTAAGGATGTTGAAGAGTATTCAAGAACTATTATGGAAATGCCAACAGCAGAAGGTGTAGTCATTAAAGACGCTACCTCTACATATTATGTTGGAACTAAGAAAAATCCTAAATGGATTAAATGGAAGAACTTTGTCGATTTAGACTTGATGGTGCTTGATAAAAAATCATCCAAAGGTAATTATTCTTATACATTAGGAGCAGGTCCGGCAGAAGGCGAAGGTAAGAACTACCAAACAATAGAAGGTAAAACCTACATGGTTGTTGGAAAGGCACTTAACACCAAAATATCTGCCGACTTAGGAAGCATCGTGAGGGTCAAAATAGACCAAGTGAAGAAAGAGGGAGAGAGATACATTGTTCATTCAGCAAAGGTCATTGAAGTGCCGGAAGCGATACACCCCGATAAATTGGTCACTCTCGAACTTCTTGCTAAAGATGAGAAAAAATCATTAAATTACAATGTAGAGGCATTAAAGAAAGGAATTGTGGTCACAGACCATATTCACGGAGAAGCATCTATTTTGATTAAAAGTGATATGGATGGATTTACTATCTATGGTTTTGAAGAAGATAATTTGATGGCTAAAAATGCATTGGTTGATTTAGACCTTTGGAAAACACAAGCAGAAGAAATTATGAAAACTAAACAATCTCGATTAACTGTTGCTGGTTTTCAACATATGAAAACAACTGGACCAAAAACAATCAAAGAATTACATAATCATTTAGTTAAAAACCATAAAGATTTATACGAAGACATTCTTGAAAGTAAATTTGATAAACTTAAGGATTGGATGAAACAAAGAGATGGCATTTCTTATGATGAGAAGACTAAGAAACTTTATGCTGAAGATGATAAAATAATGCAAGAAGGTGATATTCTTAAGGAGTATAAAACACCAAAGGAATATCAACAAGGTAAGTTTAAATTATATCTAAGAGATGATGATAATCTAAATCTAGTCATTAAACTAAAAGATGAATCAATTAATTGGTTGATTGATTTAGAAGACGATGGTGATATATTTGAGTTGTTTGGTAAAGCAGGTAAATTCCCTGCTATGGTAGCAAACAATATATCTAAGAGAAAAATCATTGATGAAGGTGAAGTTAGGCTAGGAGTTCAAAAACATGGTTATCATGAGTATTTCTTGGAAGGAAATAAATTTGAAACTAAGTTTAACATAAGAAAGATAAAGGTAGATAATAAAGATATGTGGTTAGCATGGTCAGGTTATAAACAAAGCCCTGCTGATGAGAAAGATGATGCAGGTTTGTGGAATATCTACGAGGATAGGAACAAAGAATTGCCCCTACCGGAGAAGTGAAGCGAGTCTATTATATAGTCAAAGAGATTAGGAAGGTTTGAGGAACATGAGCATAAGTGTTATGGCTACACGGAATGATGATTTCAGCATTCTCAAAAGCAACGACGACTTAATGATTGGTGGATATGCAAGTATTGAAATCGTGGATAAACAAAACGATTTAATTACATTAAAAGCATTACAAGAATCAGTAAAAAAGTTCATGGAAGACTCAAAATTTAGAAATGTAATGACTAACCACTCAAATGTTCAAGTCGGTGAAGTTGTAGATTCATATAGAGATAAAAACGGAAAATTATGGAAATCCGAAGTTGATGATGTTGGATTCTTTGTTGTAATTAAATTAAGGGACGACATTGAAAAAGCAAAAGAAGTAGGAAGAAACATTCGCAAAGGGTCATTAAGGTCATTTAGTATTGGTGGACAGGCATTACAAAAAGTAAAGAAAAGCCACAATGAATTAGGGGAATATAACGAAATTAGTAAGTTAGAACTCCACGAAGTTACAATATGTGAAAAAGGAATTAACCCCGAAGCGAAATTCGATATTTTAAAACAAGATATAGGAAGTGAAAACATGAGCGAAAAATTAGAAAAAGCACTGAGCGAGTTAGACACTCTTCTCGAAGAAGTTAATATGCTTCGTAAGGAAGAAGAAGACGATAATGAAGAAACGGAAGCATTTGAAATGGGCGAATACCAAGATAATGAAGAAGACATGGAATTGTCTGAAGAAACTACGGAAATGGCAGATTCAGAATACCGAGATTATGAAGCACAAGAAAAGGCATACCTTCGTACTCTTGATGGCGCAGGAAACCAAATTGGCGAACCTGCTGACCGAATCGTGATTAACAACGGTAAGCCGACTTCTTCGGATATGCCGGTAGTTAAAGCATTCGACAACAATGAATTTGATTCTCTTGATTTGAGCAATTCAAACATTGAAAAGGCTTATGCCGCTTTCCGTGAGGAACAACTCGAAGCACTTGCTTACGATAACCTCCGAAAGTCTTTTGAGTCCCGATTTGCTTCGGAACGCAACAACCGTGAGAACATTCTCGCAAAGTCACAATATGACGCTGCAAGTGAAATTTCCTCTCTTAAGGAAGAATTTACTCAATTGCGAAAGTCTTTGACAGCCGAGAAGGATTCAATCATTAAGGCTCAACAAGAATCAACTATTACCCTCCCATCAATGAACGACCTTGCAGAAATGAATTGGTCCGACATTCACAAGATGGTGAACAACATTTGAAGGTGATTTAAAATGACAGGATATATTAACACAATTGCAGACTTAGAAGCCCAAACATACGGAATTAACAACCTACCTGCTGGTAATGCTCTTTTGAAGCAAGCAGGTATGATTGGCGGTATTCATACTGGTCACGACGGTTCTCCGGCATTGTCCGGTTCAGCCGTTGGTGATGTTTCAGCACTATACAACATTGTTTATGGACAAAAGGTTTGGTCTATGCTAAACCGAGAAGTGAACGCACTATCAATGATTGCAAAGCGACCATACTCTTCGAGTGGATGGCGAGTTCTTAAGAGCCGACCTGCTGGTGGAAGTGGAAACTTATTCACTGTTGATGCAAGCGGAACAGAAAACCTTGCTGAATTAGGTTCCGATTCTCCAAGAGCAGATATGATTGGTGGTGTTCCTGAGAATGCGGCCCTTTCAACTGCACAAGATGGATTAGGCCCAATTGCTCCAACCTATGCTCAATTAAACATGAGTCCAAAGGTTGTTGCACATCAATTCGATTTCAGCGAACTTGCTATGGAAATGGCACAGATTGATGATGGAATTGGCGATATTCGAGCGCAAATGCGTGAAGATATGGGTAAGCACCACGCAGAAGTTCAAAACAAGATGCTTGTTATGCCTTTGGAACATTACGGAGAATCTTCCGCTATGCCGAACATTGGCAACAACTATTCGTCATTGTTGAAGGTTATCACATCAAGAGCAGAATTACTCCTAATTGATGGTGGAGTTCTCGCAACTGATACAACCTCCGCTTCTAACGCATTAGGTAAGATTTACGGTAGTGAGCGATTTAGTGCCGCTTCTTTCCTTGATGCAGAAGTTGATTTCGGAACAGACTACACTGCTGGAAATGTTCGGTCTTTGACGCTAACTCTCTTAAACGACATGATTCGCAAGTTGCGACTTGCTGGTGGTTCACCAAAGGTTATTCTTACAGGATATGATACGATTCAAGCCCTTGCTGACCTATTACAAAGCCAAGAGCGATTCATGGACCGAAAGGAAATTGTTCCTACGGTTAATGGTGTTCGTGGAACAAAGGGACAAGAAGTTGGTTTCCGTGTGGCAACCTACTACGATATTCCATTGATTCCTGTTAAGGATATGACCGCTACTGGTGCGGCTTCAACCAAATTAAGTGATATGCTTTTCCTTGATACAGACCATTTGTGGCTTTCTGTTATGAAACCAACTCAATACTTTGAAGATGGTATCGCTAACGGAAATCCATTTGGTGTTGGAACATTGGGCAACCGAGCACTTTACCGAACAATTGGTGAAGTCGGCTGTTCATTCTTCAGGGGTCAAGGAAAGATAACAAACATACAATGAGGTGATTTAGAATGGCATTTGCAACAGTAATACATTTAGAGATGAATTTAGAAGGAAACCGTAAATTAGTTTGCGGTCAAACAACAACAGACGGCACAGATGGTGAAATTGACACAGGACTTTCTTTAGTTGAAAGTCTGGTCTTTACCCATAAAGGCAACGCAGTAGAAGCAAATGCGGCTACTGTTAATGCTGATTTCCCACTTCCTCAAGGCGGTGTGACAATTAAATGCACTAGCGGCGATGTTGTTTATTTCCAAGCAATTGGACAGTGAGGTGTTTTAATTGGCACTAGCATTTACAACAACTTTATTGCCCGACCATAAGGGCAATACACGACCAAAGGCAGTTGGTGATGAATATGTCGTTGATGCTTTAATTGATGTGACTTCCCATGTAGCGGCAGGAGCAACAATTAACGCTTCCGACCTCGGATTAACTTCAATTCATTGTGTGACAATTTGTGGAAGTGAGGGTGCAAACGCTCATGTTCCATCAATTCTAACATCTGCAACAGGAACCTACGCATCATCAACTACATTTAAGTTGATGTTCACGGCTTTAGACGGAACAAACGCAACAGTAGCCAATGATGGCGACCCTGCATGTGCTGTCCGAATCCGTGCTTGGGGTCTTATTTGAGGTGAATTGAATGGTGACAGTTCGATTAAGTGATAATTCATCAGTTCGTCGGCTTTACATCAATCCAAAGCAAGAGATTACAAGGGAAGAAGGGGTAGCCGTTCCTTTAAAATGGGCGGCTATCCGTCTTTCTGACCCTAATCTTTTCTTTGTTTTTGATAAAGAAGATAAAGAAGAATTATCCAACTTGAATGAAAGGTTTTTGGGAATCTTTTCTAAGGAAATCGGCAAAGAAAGTTTAACCAGCGAAGAATTGTTGGAAGAACTCTTACCTACTCCGAAGAAGAAGATTTTACCAAAGTCACCTCTTAGTAAGACAAAGACTACAAATAAGTCAAAGTCTTCCTTAAAGAAGTGATTAGACCGACACATTAAATAGGAGGGGGCGACTTCCTCCAATTAGCGAAGTGATATTATGGTAGCAGGTTGTCGAAGTAGTGGTGTTAAAACAGCAAGTGCGCTAATTGTTAGCGGTCAAGCAAAATTGATTTCAATTCATGCTTGTTCTGTTGGTGCGCCAACGGTAATTAAGGTCTATGATAATACAGCCGCAAGTGGAAAGGAAGTAGCAAGATTAACAATGCAACCTGACCAAGTTGTGGAATTTGACATGCATGGAGTATTATGCAGAAATGGTATTTATTTGGAAGAAGCCTCCGGTGCTATGGAAGTCTCTATTGAATTTGCTTGAGGTGATTTAATGGCAGCATTAAATAACGATACTCGATTGGTTATGACAATTCTTTTTGTCGGTACTATAAGCGGAGCCAATGTTTATTTCTATTCGGCATATGGCCTTAATTTCCCATACACCCCAATAGCGCATTCAGTCTTATTTGGACTGATTACAGTCGGTGGAATTATGGTTATGAAGGCACTGTTTGACTTATCTCTTAATGATAAGATTGAAATTAGATTACTTGATAGGCAGATTGAAGCACACTTTCAGCGTGTAGCGAGAGAACAACAGATTAGACAGAAACTTCGTGAAAGTATGAAACAATACGGAGTTAGTAAGAGGGATGCATGGAATAATGCTTATCCCGAAACACCAACCGCTTCATTTGAAGAAAGCCAAATTCCAAACGAATTTTTGGCGACTATTCAACAATGAGGTGGACTGATTGGTTCTTAGTGACTTGATGGGTTTCTCCGACTCCGACTACGCATATAATCAACAAAGGGCGCATTCTGCGGATTTGTTTTTTATTAAAATGCGAGCGTGGTTTTGGGGGTCTTGCGCTACTTTATCTATGTTTCTTATAGGAAACATAATGGGTGTTTTTGACATAAACATTATGGGTTGGATAATTGAAACTATAAAGTCACTACTTGGGGGTCATTGAATGTCAGTAATGGCGGGCTTTGCTATTCTAATTACAGAAGCAGTTGTTTCTTTCTATAAGAAAGTTCATGCAATTAACTTCGGTGTTTATGGTTCAACTATGGTTGGTAAAACAACCTTAAGCCATCAGTTAAGAACAAGGGGCGAAGTTCAACAAATTAACAAAAGAACAGTTGGTTTAGAAAGAGCAACAAGAAAAGTAATTAAATTTGATGGAGATTCCCACACATTGAAGAGTGCAGATATTGGCGGAGAAGCGATGTATTGGAAAGAATGGGTTAAAGATATGAAAGCCCGTAAAGTTAGATATGTTATTTTTATGATAGACCATAGGCATTTAGATTCACCTTCTAACTTAGACCACCAATTAGCATGGAAATTTTTAGTTGATACTATTATGTCAAATAAATGGCCTAATGGAAAGAAAAAAAAAGATGTGGATTATCCTATGGCAGTTAGCATTTGGGCAAATAAGTACGATATATGGGGAGAAAAATACCCACTTAGAGATGGACAACAGATAGATAAACATGATATTTATGAACCGTTTAAATACGGAATGCGACAATTGAATGATAAAGGAATACCCACATTCAAGTATATTGTTTCTGCTAAGTCCGACCCCGAAATGGTCTATAAAGGAATTACTACATTGATAAAGGATTACTGAGGAATTATTATGTACCAACAACCAAATTTAATAAATAATACGCAAGCCACTAAATTGTTTTTGCCCAAACTACAACAATTTAGAGCCGCCGGAACGATAGAAGAATATACATATACTGCACTTAAACCTAAAAAACAATTAAAAGAAATTAGAAAGGTGCTACTTCCAGAAAAAAAGAAATTTATTTTTAAGTATGGATATAAATTTAATCTCAAAGACAGATGTGTTGTTTGTGGAATGCATCAAATATGGGAACCTACTGATTATTTGCGCCCTCCTATTCCATTAGATAATGTATCTAAAGGAAGACCACTAAGAGGAACTTATTGTCAAAAACATGCCGGTATTCATAAGCAAATGGAAATGCTACAACAACAAATTTTAGCAGATGAACATGGTTTAGATTTTAAAGGATTCATACCAAAAGCAAGAATGCCTAATATGTTAAAAAACGGCCCAATGAAAACTTTAACTAAAGAACAGGTATTATCCCTGACGGCAACCGGATGGCTTATAACTCCACCCGCTTTGAAAGATAGTGAGGGTGAGAGAGCAGAAGTTCTTCGCCTTATTGCTGAAATAGAGATAAATACAGCAAGGTTAAACTCAATCATAACAACAAGTAACAAGGGGGAATAAGTTTGGGAATATTAGGAACAAGTAATGGAACTGTGTTAGGTGCAGTTCAAGCACAAAACGATGCACAATTTAAAACAGTAAATAACTTACTTTCTTTACAAGATAACCATGTTGAGGAATTTTTCCAATATCACGGTGAACAGTTTCTAACTACTTTTGAAAAGTTAATGGAAGATGTTGTTGAAAGAGTAGTTAGTCAAATGTTAGCAAAGTTATCATTCTCAACTAGTGGAACAAAAATGGTTATTGATGCTGATGCCATGAGAGAGTATGAAAGAATTACTCAAGAGAATATTGACTTGGATATTTCAAGAATATTAAATGCGGCTATTAATACAGAAGTGGTCAATCAAAGGAAACTTGCGAAACAGCAATACCTCGAATCTCAAGGCTTCAATGGTGGCGGTAGTATGGGAGCCGCCGCCCCTTCTGCGGGTATGGCTATGGCCGGTATAACAGGCAATCAGCAACAATATATGCAAGGGCAAGCGGCGTTGAATAACGGCAGTGGCTACCCTATACCCCCGTCAGGAAATGACGGTTATGGGCGACCATATTGGATTGACCCTCAATCTGGACAAATGAGTTATGAACCTCCTTCAAGTGGATTACATTTAGGTTCAGCCATTCAAAAAGGTGCGGCTTGGGCTAAATGGTTAATGTGAGAGGATTAATTTGAAATTAGTCTATCCTAAAAATGGGCAAGAAATTGCTTTTACCAAAAATTTTCTCGTAGAGGAAATGATTGAGTACATTTTTAGGGAATATTTAGTTAGTAAAGACGATAAAAGTAGAATAATAGCAAAATCTCTAAGAATGAAAGAGATGAAAAGAGCAAATGGTATCGCATGGGATGATAATAAAAGCAACTATCTTAAACTTTATCAAGCGGCTATTACTGAAGTAAAGGAAAGCAATCTTGAAAAAGTTGCTGAATCTTTGAATTTAGATAATAGCGGAAAGGCTGCAATAGCAATACTTCAAGAAGAAGTTCGCAAGGAAAGAACTGCGAATGCTAATTTGCAGTTTAATTTTATTGATGAAAATCTTTTGAGTAGAGTTAAACAGAATCCACAAACTTCTGAAAATAAAAGACAATTACGAAACAAGGGTTTGCCACAAAGCGGCGTTGATGCTATGGTTAAGTTGATTGAAATCGGACCTTCTAAAGATAATCAACCAAAACCGAAAACTCCAAGAAAAAATACTAAAGTAATTACAAAAATAAAATCTTTTAAATTTAAAGAATTGGAACACAATAAAGTAAGGGAAGATGTAGAAGGAAATCCACCTGAACCTAACTCCAAAACAGGATATTTGCATAAATTAGGATATAGACCAATTAATTTGATTAAAACAAATATGGCTAGTTCAAAACAAGTCACCGCAAAAGTTTCTGGCGGTGAAGGATTTAAAGGTGCTAAAAAGATTAAAACAGGGGAAAGGGAAGATGCTGGATTTGAATTAGATGGGAAACTTTCAAGTGACAGTAAAAACAATCTTAAAGAAATATTTGAGAGTATGGTTTTAAATGAAGAAGGTATTGAAAGAAGATTAATTAAACAACGAATGGATTACACCTATGCTGTTCGTGCTAAGAGATATATTGAAAATATTTTAAAACTATCTAAGCCTTTAGAGAAAGATATTGTTAGAATTAGTGAACTAAAGGAAAAGAGCAATAAAGAAAAAGTAATATTACAAAGACAAAAACTCGATGAAAAAGGAGATTTCCAAATACCAAAGTATGATGAGATTTTAATTGGGGAATTAAATGGAGAGGTAAAGGAGAAACTAATTGGGTTAAACTTAAAAGAGTTTATTGACAAAGAACCTCCTGCACAAGTTGGTGGAAAGAACCCAGACAAGAAAAACAGGGAAATAAAAATAGATTGGAAGCAACTTGAAGAAACAACTGTTTTTTTAAATGAATTCAGTTATGAAGATGAACTAAAAGAAGGCGAAGTAGAAAAAGCATTGAGGGATTATCAAGGGGAATTGATGAACATTAAAGATACTCTTACTGCTTCAATCAATAATTACGAAGAGAATGTTAAACAAACAAATAATGAAATTGACATAAAAGTTGAAAGCAAAATTGAAAATTTCATGAATAATCTTAAAACCACTAAAACAACTACTACTTTACCAAAAGAATTCAAAACCGAAACAGGTGCAGGTAAAAAATACTTAGACCCTAAAACCGGAAAAGAAAAAACTTGGAACTTGAAAGATTTTAATGAATTACTAGAATCTGGATTCTTTGGTCCAAAGGCTAAAGAAGGCACTAAGGAAGAAAATTTAACTAGTGAAGAGAGAAGGAGAAAAGAATTGGAAGAAGCAACGAAAAGAACAAAAAGAGTTAAAGTTCCAATAGAAGAGATAAATAAAACAAAAACTAATGAAAACGCAAGGGAGTTTTTCAAGTCTCCAAAAGCATGGTTTAAGTCTAGGTTTGCTGAACCATTAAGTGATTTAGATGTAATTTATACATACGATTTTGAAGTGGTTAAAACAACTGTAATAAAAGAAAAAATAGTTGATGGAAAAAAACAAAAGAATAAAAACATTTCTTATACTTTTGAAAGGGCTAAACTTATTCCTGTCTATGACATTACTACTAAAACTCCAAATCCAAGAGCAAAAGATTCTGGTCGCATAGTATTGCCTAGACTTGGGGAGTATAGAGATACTAACATGATAAGAAGCGTAAATAACTTTGCTAATTCAATTATAAGTAATTTAGAAAGATTGGAAAGTGGATTACTAAGAGGTGTTTGATATGGCAATTGCATCTTCCCCAAGCGACTATACAGCAATCAATGTTGACTATTCAACAGGTAGTGGATATTATACTGATAAAGGTGCAGTATCGGATATGCTACAAGTTCCGGCATTCTCCACTTCAACTTATCCAACTCAAGCACAAGTGGGTTCTATCATAAAAAACATTGAAGGTATTATTGATGATAAAGTAAAGCGTTCTTATCGACCAATTATTTACAGAAATGAGTTCCATAACTTTGAATTTATTCGACACCCAATGCAATCTTATTACGGTGGATATGTGGGCTTTGTTCAATTAGATACTTTGAAACTAAAGAAAGTTATTTCATTACAAGTTTGGCAAGGAAACAGTTATCTTGAACTTGCTTCTGCTCAAGCCAGTTTAACTCTTGATACAACTGGATATAAAAATTTAAGAAGCATTACATTACAATTACCTAACAGTGGAGATTCTTGGGTATTGTACCATCACGGTGAAGGTTCATTAGCCGCACATAATACATTCCATAATGGATTTGGTTCAAAGACAACGGCTCAAGAAATTTGCCATTTAATAAATGAAGAATACCCTTCAAAGACAGCACAGTTCACAGGAGCAACAAGAGACAAAGTATTGACTTCTTCACCTAATGGCCTTAACATAAGTGATTTCTTCTATGCCAGCACTGACCCCGATAACGGCAACAAAGTGAACATTTCTAGCCTTTTAGCAGGGGAAGACGGCTCATATTGTACCATCACTCTTGCAGATAAGGCGGGCGAAACCTCAAGCACTGATTCAGTTGCGTTCACTGACATGCAAGATATGAAGCGTCTTGGTTCTTTTTGGAGTATAGGGGATGAGGGGCGCATTTTCTTCTTAAGAGACTATCCTTACCATACACAGAATTCAATCATTTGTACCTATATTGCAGGTAGTAGTCGTGTTCCTTCTGCAATTCACAAAGCGGCTACTATGCTCGTTGCGGCTGAATTACTTAGACATGACGAC